ATGCGCGAAAGGAGTTTATGAAATATGCAATCAAGTATGACGAAAAAGTAAAAGAGGAAAAAGTACATAAAGACTTTTTAACTTTTGTAAAATCTATGTGGCCGGATTTTATACAAGGTTCACATCATAAAAAAATTGCTGATCAGTTTAATCGCCTTGCAGAAGGCAAGATTAATCGTTTAATCATTAACATGCCACCGCGACACACGAAGTCTGAATTTGCATCCTTCTTGCTTCCAGCATGGATGATAGGTCGTAATCCTAAATTAAAAATTATTCAAACAACGCACACGACTGAACTTGCAGTTCGGTTTGGTAGAAAAGCAAAACATTTAATTGACAGTCCAGATTATAGAAGATTTTTCAAAACAACACTTCGCGAAGATTCGCAAGCCGCGGGCCGTTGGGAGACGGATCAAGGTGGTGAATACTTTGCAGCGGGTGTCGGATCGGCGATCACGGGCCGCGGAGCGGATTTACTTATTATCGATGACCCACACTCTGAACAAGATGCTATGAATCCAGAAGCGTTGGAACGTGCTTATGAATGGTATACTTCTGGTCCTCGTCAGCGATTACAACCTGGCGGAAAGATAGTTGTGGTCATGACACGTTGGTCTTTGAAAGATCTTACCGGATCGTTGATCGGGGCTCAAAAAGGAATTAAATCAGATCAATGGGAAGTTGTAGAATTTCCGGCAATACTTCCTGATGAAAAACCAGTATGGCCAGAGTATTGGAAGTTATCAGAATTAGAATCAGTTAAAGCATCTTTATCTATTCAGAAATGGAATGCACAATGGATGCAGAATCCAACATCAGAAGAAGGTTCAATCATTAAGCGCGAATGGTGGCGTAAGTGGGATAAAGATTATATTCCAGAATTGTATCATGTCATACAAAGCTATGACACGGCATTCTTAAAAAAAGAAACAGCCGATTACTCTGCCATTACTACCTGGGGTGTATTTTATCCAAATCCTGATTCAGGTCCTAATTTAATATTACTAGATGCAATGAAAGAAAGATTAGAGTTTCCAGAATTAAGACGTAGAGCTTTAGAACAATTTCACTATTGGAAACCAGAATCTGTGGTGATTGAGTCCAAAGCATCAGGATTACCATTAACTTATGAATTACGTAAGATGGGGATACCTGTGATTAACTTTACACCTAGCAAAGGAAATGATAAACATTCCCGTATAAACGCCGTTGCTCCACTCTTTGAGAGTGGACAAATTTGGGCGCCAGAGGCGGCTTTTGCAGAAGAGGTTATTGAGGAATGCGCGGCATTTCCTTTTGGAGATCACGATGACCTCGTAGACTCAATGACACAGGCATTAATGAGATTTAGACAGGGGGGCTTTATTGAGCATCCCGAGGATTATAAGGATGAACCTATAATCCACGACAACAGGGAATACTACTAATGGCAAATCCACAAAGAGCTGCAGCTCTAGGAATGAAAATCTTAAACATGTTAAAAGAGATGGGTATGTCTCCAAGACTTGGTTTAATGACTAAAGTAAGTAGAAATCCTGAATTTAGAAATTTATATAATGCAGATCTAACTTCACCTGAAATGCATAGAAAAGGTTTAGGGAATATTGAAGATCCAGAACAATTAAAAAAATTAGTTAGAATGGATTCTGATTTTCTTCCACAGATTCAAAGTGAAGAAGAGTTAGAAACTTTTTTAAATAACTTACAATTTTTAAAATCTACTTATCCTGATATATTTAAAAAACCAGAAACTGCTATTAATGCAAAAACAGGACTCAAAGGTTTTGTAGATGACATTAATGAAACATTACAAAGTAAAAAATCTATGGAGACTGTTAATCCTAAAACAGGAGAAGTTACAACTCCTAAAGCTCCATTAAGGATTGCAGAAAATGATTCATTAAGCATTACTGAAGTTATAGACAGAGGAATTAAAAAACAAGCAGAGATGGTAAGGATGGGTTTAGATCCTGCTAATCCAGATGACTATCTTAAGTATGATGAAATAATTAAAAACAGAGAACCAAAAGCGGACGGCGGATTGATGATCGGCATTGGAACGATGTTTAGAAATAGAGGAAGATAATGACTAAAAGTATTACTCTTTTTGAAAAACAAAGTAAAGAATTTCAAAATTTTTTTAAAAATCCAGAAGTATATAAGCGTTATTATAAAGGTCCTTTAACAGCATCTTCAATTAAAGATATTTGGAAAAGTTTATCTAATCAACAAAGACAAATTTCAAAATTATTATTTAATACTAAAATTAAATCTATTAACGAAAGTAATAAACTTAAAAAACAAGGATATATGAGAGTTACAGATTTAGCTAATGAATTAAATCGAAGTACTTCTATGGAATTAGTAAAAAACATGAAAGAATCTAAAAAATTTAAAAAATTATTTCCTAATTATTTAAAAGGTTCTCTTATTGATTCAGGTAAAAGATTATGGATAAAAACAAATTCTAAAACTTTAAAAAAATTAAAAGAATGGGCAAAAAATCCTTTTGCAAAAGGACTTCAAGAATCTACAATTCAAAATGTTAAAAAAGCATATCAAGATGAAAAATTAATAAATTATTGGAAAAAATGGAAAGTAGGAAATCCAATTGATCAAAAATTAATTGATTCAGTTCTTGGAAAACAAGGAAGTGCTTATACAATGATGCAACTTGGAAGAACTTTACAAGGTAAAGAACCAATAGAAGGAATTCAAAAAAATGTTGCTCTTGGTAATAAAATTATAGAAGCTGTTCGTTATAAAGCTAAAGAATATGGAGATTGGCATACAGCCGCGTATAAATATGCTAAACAAGACATGGATACTTTTTTACCTCCAGGTAAAAAAGGAATTAATTTTGGAGACTATCAGAGACTTCTTACAAAAAGTTTAAAAGAAGTTGGTTTAGAAAATTTTCAAATTGATGAAATTAATGCACTTCGAGCAGGTGTAAGAGGTGGTACTCAACCTTATTCTGTTTTTTCACAAGTTTTAGAAGGAAAATATAATCAAGGCGTTAAAAGAAGATTTGATGCTGAAAATGCAAAAAATCAAATGAAATTAAATTTTGCATTACGCATGCAACCTAATGAAACAATTAAAGTTGGCAAACTAAATTTTAATAAAGAAAAATATATAGATCATGTTATAAATTTACAAAATAATTTAATAGATAATTTTTTTGAAAAAGTTCCTGATTTAAAGGGAAAGGTATCTTTACCTAAATTTGATTTACGCGATCCAAAAACTGTTTATGGATCTAGATTTAATACCTTTGATGAAGGTGTACAAAATGCCATTTTAGAAAATTTTAAAGAAGTTGGTTACACGCTTGATGTTGGTAAAAAAGCTTTAACTCAAAAAGAATTATTAAACTCAATAAAAAATTTTAGTCCTCAACAAAAAACAAATTTTTTAAAAAAATTTGGAAAATACGGATTATTAGTTGGATCAGGATTAGCAGGATTAACAGGATTTACAGACATAAATGCATATGCAAATGTTGAAAACAAAAATCAAGCAAATCAACAATTAGAAACAGCACAAGCAGATCAACAATTAGATAATGTCTATGCAAATGCATCTGTGTCTGATGTGCCTTATCAAACCACTCCACAACCACAAAGAACACCTATTACAGAAGTTGCAGATGTTTCGTCTGCTGCAAAAATTGCAGATGATCTTGTCTACGATGACTTTAGAAAAGTTTTTGTAAAAAGGAATGAACCAGAAGTTAAAGCTACTCAATCGGATCTTTTATATTGGTTAGCAGATAATCCAATTACAGAATCTCCAATCGCATCAATTGGTGTTGGAACCGCTGCTTTATCTATTCCAGGAGCAAAAGAAACTTTTGAAGCTGCAAGAAAAGCAGACAAAGGAATATTAAAATCAACAGCAAGTGTATTAGGAAAAGGTTTAACAAGAATTGGATCACCTGCAGGAACTGCATTATTTGAAGTACCATTTATAGCTGAACAAATTCAAGAAGGAAAAAGCCCATATGAAATTTTATCTGATCCATTAAATTACATAGGACCTGCTTTTACAGAAAGTCTTACTGTGGGTGCTGGAGCTATCAAAGGACCACCAAGAGGATTTTTAGGTAGCATTAAAGATACTTTAACTTTTGAAGGAGTAAGAAATCCTCGTAAAGCTGCTCCCGGATTATTAAACCTTGCATTAAGATTAGGATTAAGTCCAAGAAATATTGCTCTTATATCAGGTACCGGTGCAATTGGAGCTATTGGTGCTAGCGCATTAACCGCATATGATTTAATAGATGCATATCGAAAAGGTGAACTAGATAATTTGTTTTCTTCTGAAGAAACAGGTGGCGTAGATTTAAGTAAAGGAGTATCTATACCTGGTACATTAGATACATCAGGAATTATGGGGTTAAAAAATGAAACGTAGAAGTTTTTTAAAAGTATTAGGAGGAGGTTTGCTTTCAATACCTCTTGCCAAACTTATGAAAGGTAAAAGTCTTTTAAAACCTGCAGCTAAAACTGTTGCTAAAACTTTACCTAAAGTTTCGGGAATGCCTGAATGGTTTACACCACTTGTTAATAAAATTATGAAAGAAGGAGTAGATGTATCTCCTAAAGCTTCAAGAGTAGAAGATATGGAAATTGTTAAGAAATTAGAAATACCTTCAGAAACTGGAAAACCAGAAGTAATTACGCTTACAGAAAATAAAATAACCGGACAAATTACTATTGATGCTAATGTCTCTGGTGGAGTAGCTGATTCACCTTTTGAGTTATATTATCGACCACCTAAATCAGATATTAATTTAGAAACAGGAAAAGAAATAAAATATCCAGGTGACTTTCAAGTAGTAGAAAATAGACCAAGACCAACTAGAGAACCAGGAGATTATGAATTTGATTATGATAATTTTGATATTGATAGTGCTTACAGTGATGTTGAAAAATTAGAAAAAATTGCAACTGGAAAAATAAAAGATGTAAAAAAAATTGAACAAAGAGCAGCAGGTAGAAAGAAGATAGAAAACGATCCTTATGAAGATATTATGGATAGATATTCAGATCCAATAGAAATAGATGATGTTGATTTTGCAGATGGTGGTTTAGCTAGTTTTGCAAATGGTGGTAAAGCTAAAAAGAAATCTAAAGCAGAAGAACCATTAAGCAAATATAAATCATATTCTGAAGAAGAATTATTAGGAAATATAGAAGCTAAAAGTCCGAATCAACTTCAAAGTTTTTCACTTGAAGATTATCAGTTAAATACAATGCCTATGTTTGAACCAAAAGACGTAGCACCCCCTAAATCTTATTCACCTATGCCTGTTGAAGAATTTTTAAGAAGAAGAGAATATGTAGATCTTGCAGATGGTGGATTGACAAAAACAGTTCCACCTGCTATGGGTCCAGATTCACAAGGTGTTGAAACATTATTTAGAAGAAGGTATAGTTAATCATGGCAGAAATTGATAAGGCATTACCCAATACAAAAACGACTATTGAAATTCCAGGTCAAACTGAAATAGAACAAACTATTCAAGAAGAAGTACAACCTACAGAATCTCCTGTTGAAATTAATATGGATGAAGATGGTGGTGCAGAAATTTCTTTTGATCCAAATGTTGCAGCTATTCCAGGTGGAGAAGATCATTACTCAAATCTTGCAGAATTTTTAGATGAAAGTATTTTAACAGACATTGGATCTGAATTAGATGAAAAATATAATGACTATAGATCATCGCGCCAAGATTGGGAGATGGCATATACTAATGGTTTAGATCTATTAGGATTTAAATATGAAAGACGAACAGAACCATTTAAAGGTGCATCAGGAGTTACACATCCTGTTCTTGCAGAATCAGTAACACAGTTTCAAGCACAAGCTTACAAAGAATTACTTCCCGCGGACGGGCCCGTGCGAACACAAATTATAGGTTTAACAGATCGTAGTAAAGAAGATCAAGCAATGCGAGTTAAAGAATTCATGAACTATCAAATTATGAATGTCATGAAAGAGTATGAACCTGAATTCGATCAAATGTTATTTTATTTACCATTATCAGGATCTACATTTAAAAAAGTTTACTATGATGCAATGCTTGGTAGAGCAGTATCTAAATTTATTCCAGCAGAAGATTTAATTGTTCCTTATTCAGCAACTTCATTAGAAGATGCAGAAGCTGTTATTCATGTAATTAAAATTTCTGAAAACGATTTACGTAAACAACAAGTTAATGGTTTTTACAGAGATGTAGAACTCGGACAACCACCATTAAAAGAAGATGAAATTAAAAGTAAGCAAAGAGAACTAGAAGGTGTTCGAGTTGAAAAACAAGAAGACATTTATACTTTATTAGAATGTCATGTTAATTTAGATTTAGAAGGTTTTGAAGATAAAGATCCTCAAACTGGTGAGCCCACAGGAATTAAACTTCCATATGTTGTAACTATTGAAGAATCATCAAGAGAAGTTTTATCTATTAGACGTAATTATAAATCAGATGATCCATTAAAAAACAGAACAAATTACTTTGTACACTTTAAATTTTTACCAGGTTTAGGATTCTATGGTTTTGGATTAATTCACATGATTGGTGGTTTATCTAGAACTGCAACATCAGCTTTAAGACAATTATTAGATGCAGGAACTTTAGCTAATTTACCATCCGGGTTTAAAATGCGTGGTATTAGAGTAAGAGATGATGCACAACCATTACAACCTGGAGAATTTAGAGATGTAGATGCACCTGGAGGAAATTTAAGAGATGCATTTATGCCATTACCATTCAAAGGACCTGACCAAGTATTATTACAATTGATGGGTATTGTAGTAGATGCAGGACAAAGATTTGCAAGTATTGCCGATGCTCAAGTTGGAGATATGAATCAACAAGCTGCTGTTGGTACAACAATGGCATTACTTGAAAGAGGTTCACGTGTGATGTCAGCAATCCATAAAAGAATTTATGGTGCACTTAAAAATGAATTTGAATTATTAGCAAATGTATTTGCTACATACTTACCACCAGTTTATCCATACGATGTAGTAGGTGGCGAAAGACAAATTAAACAAACTGACTTTGATGATAAAATAGATGTTCTTCCAATTGCAGATCCAAATATATTTTCTCAATCACAAAGAATTTCTATGGCACAAACACAATTACAACTTGCTCAATCTAATCCACAGATTCATGACATCTATCAAGCTTACAGATCAATGTATGAAGCGATGGGTGTAAAAAATATAGATTTAATTCTTCCATCACCAAAACAACCAATGCCGATGGATCCAAGTTTAGAACATATTACTGCAATGGCTTCACAACCATTCCAAGCTTTCCCAGGACAAGATCATAAAGCTCACATTGATGCACATTTAAACTTTGTACAACTGAATATGGTTAGAAATAATCCTCCAGTTGTTATGGCAATGCAAAAAAACATACTTGAACACATTTCAATAATGGCACAAGAGCAAGTTCAGGTAGAATTTATACAAGAATTACAACAATTACCTGCTTTACAACAGCAAGCACAGATGAATCCGCAAGCTGCACAACAAATTCAACGTATAACTATTCAAATTGAATCAAGAAAAGCTCAATTAATAGCTGAAATGACTAAAGATTTTGCTGATGAAGAGAATAAAATCATTGGTCAATTTGATTCTGACCCATTAATCAAGCTAAAAGCGCGTGAAGTTGACTTAAGAGCAATGGAAAGTGAGCAAAAACGCAAAGAAGCTGAAGATAGAATCAATTTAGACAAGTTAAAAGCTCTTCTAAACCAAAATAATGAAGAAAATAAGCTTGAACAAACCGCAGAATTAGCTAAACTGCGAGCAAGTGTTTCTCTTGCAAAACAAAATAAGCAAAGAACTAACTAATAGGTATAAATATGGACAGAGGTCAGAAAAAAATTGGTAAAGTGATGAGAGAATTTAAAAAAGGCGAACTTAATATTGGACAATCTTCTAAAAAAGTAAAAAGTCCAAAACAAGCAATTGCAATTGCATTATCTGAAGCAGGTATGTCTAGAAAAAAAATGGCAACTGGTGGTTCAGTAACTAAATCATCTTCTGAATCAAGATCAGCTTATGGAACTCAAGTAGACTTTTCACAATTCACACACCCAGATGGAACATTAAAAGGTGGAATTGATGTAGAAGTAACTAATCCACAAGAAACTCAAGAAGTTCCTGTGGGTGGTCAAAAAGGAATGTTACCGGAGAAAAAAAGAAGAGCGAAGTGGTATTAATCCATGATTCAAATGTTAGGGGCTATTGCACCACTTGCAAAAGTTCTATTTAGCACAATTGAAAAAGCTGTTCCTGATAAAGATCTTCAAGAAAAATTAAAAGCACAATTACAAACTCAATTATTACAATCTCATACACAAGAGTTAACTGCTGCAGCTAAAATTATTGAAGCTGAAGCAAAAGCTGGCTGGTTTGCTAGCTCATGGAGGCCACTTTTGATGTATGTATTAATCTTTATCTTGGTCTGGAATTATGTTATAGGACCAGTTATAAAAGTATTCACAGGAGCGGTTATCTCCTTTGAATTACCTGGCGATGTTTGGACTCTTCTTAACGTTGGTCTAGGTGGTTATGTGATAGGTCGATCTGCTGAATCAGTTGCAAGAACGATGGCAAGTAGACCTGTAAATAAAGAACAAGAAAACGGATAAGGATATAAAATGAGAAACGATTATAAAATAAGACCAAGACAAGCATTTAAAAAAGGTGGTAAAGCATTTCCAGATTTAACAGGAGATGGCAAAGTAACTTTTAAAGACATTTTAAAAGGTAGAGGTGTCATTAAGAAAAAAGGTGGTTATGTAGATATGTCTGAAAAACATGAAGGCATGGAATCTAGAGCTGAAGAAGCTAAAGAATATGCCATGGAAGAAAAAGGTTACAAAGAAACTAAATCAGGCAAAATGGTAAAAAAAACTAAAAAGAAGAAAAAATAATGGGTGCAATTTTAAAAGGTATTGGCGTTATTAAAAGCGTAAGTCCAAAAGTTAAAAACAAAGGTGTAGCCAAATCAAAAGGTTATATATCAAAAAATATTGGTCAAATAAAAAAATATCAGGACGAACGTGAAGAATTAATGGAATACAATTTAAAAAAAGCTAAAGAAGGAGAAACATCTATTTACGGAACAGCTGAGGAAACAGAAAAAGAACTTGAAAAATTAAGAGGAGGAAAGAAAAAATTTCCATCAAAACGGATGAGAGAACTTGATGAAGGTGTAGAATTTGAAGTTACTCCAGAGTATAAACATGGTGGACTTGTTAAAAAAGGACTTCCTAAACTTGCTAAAAAAGGTTGGAAGTAATGGCTAAACTTTGTCCAAGAGGAAAAGCAGCAGCTAAAAGAAAATTTAAAGTATACCCGAGCGCGTACGCAAACATGTATGCATCAGCAGTTTGTTCTGGCAAAGTAACACCAGGTGGTAAAAAAAATAGATCACAACAAAGAAAAGCAGTATCTAACTATAAACAAGGTGGTGTTGCAAAAGGTTGTGGAGATGTTTTAGAAAACAGAAGAAAAGTTACTAAAAAATATTAATATGAGTTTACGTAAGTGGGTTCAAGAGAAATGGGTAGACATCGGTTCTAAAAGAAAAGATGGTTCCTTTGCTCCTTGTGGAAGATCAAAAGGAGAAAAAAGAAAAGGTTATCCAAAGTGTGTACCACTTGCAAAAGCTAGAGCAATGTCAGAAGGTCAAAGACGTTCCGCGGTTGCAAGAAAAAGAGCCGCTGGTAATACAGGACCAAAACCAACTAATGTTGCGACATTTGCAAAACGTAAAAAGATGAGTAGTGGAGGATTAGTATAATGGGTGATATATCTTTAAGAGGTAGAGGATTAGCATTTAAAAATGGCGGAACTCCTGCGTGGCAAAGAAAAGAAGGTAAATCTGAATCTGGTGGATTAAATAGAAAAGGTATTGCATCTTATAGAGCCGCGAATCCTGGATCTAAATTATCTATGGCAGTAACTACAAAACCATCAAAATTAAAACCAGGTTCTAAAGCTGCTAAAAGAAGAAAATCGTTCTGCGCGCGCATGAGCGGAATGAAAAAAAGATTAACCTCTGCAAAAACTGCAAGAGATCCAAATTCAAGAATTAATAAGTCTCTACGTAAGTGGAACTGTTAATATAACCAACATAAGGAGAAGAGATGGAAGATGTAGATGTAGCAAGTAAATTACAACGATTTATGAAAAATCAGTTGTCTAATTTAACAACAATGGTGACTTCGGGAGGTGTTGACAATATGTCCGATTACAAGTATATACTTGGACAAATTCGCACATACGAATTTTTATTACAGGAAATCTCTAACCTGCTAAACAAAAAGGAGCTTAAGGAAAATGAGCAAGGAAACGTTATCAAACTCGACTGAAATACCTAAAACAGTTTTAGGTCTAGAAGAAAAATATCAAGAAGAAAATAAAAAAATAGAAGATAAAACTGTAAGAGCAGAAAATATTACAGAATCATTAGTTGATAGTTTACCAAATCCTACCGGTTGGAGATTATTAGTATTACCATTTACACCTAAAGATAAAACTAAAGGTGGAATTATTATATCACAAGAATCATTAGACAAATTAAGAATAGCTACAAATTGTGGTTATGTTTTAAAGATTGGACCATTAGCTTATAATGATAAAGAGCGTTATCCAACAGGTCCATGGTGCAAAAAAGGAGATTGGGTTATCTTTGCTCGTTATGCGGGTTCAAGATTACCAATAGAAGGTGGAGAAGTGCGACTACTAAACGATGACGAAGTACTTGGGACTATAAAAAATCCTGAAGATGTTCTTCATCATATTTAAACATAGGAGGCACTATGCCAATTGAAGATAAGAAAAAAGATCCAATGATAGATGTCGGCGAAGAAGAAGGCGCTGAAGTTACATTGGATAACAACGAGCAGACGAAAGCCGTTGCAGAGGAGAAAAAGGAAGAGAAGATTGAAGTTGTACAAGAGGAAGAAAAACCTGTTGTCGAAGCAAAGGTTGAAAAACCTGTAGAGAAAAAAGATGGGTTAGAAGAGTATAGCGAAGGCGTTAAAAAACGTATTGCTAAACTAACTCAAAAAATGCGAGAAGCTGAAAGACAAAGAGAAGAAGCAGTAGCTTATGCTCAATCTGTTAAAAGAGAAAAAGATCAAATTGAATCTAGGATTTTAAAAACAGATCAAAGATATGTATCTGAATTTGAAACTAGAGTTAATTCTAGTTTAGCAAATGCTAAAATAGCTCTTAAATCAGCAATCGATAATCAAGATGTAGAAGCTCAAGTTAATGCACAGCAACAAATTGCTGAATTGACTATGGAAGCTGTAAGATTAAGAGCAATGAAAGCTGCTCAAGAAGAATCAACGGCAAAAGAAAAAGAAATCAAAATCACACCACAACAAACTACTCAAACTGCACAAGTTGATCCTAAAGCGGAAGATTGGGCAGCAAAAAATAGTTGGTTTGGTCAAGATTCAGCGATGACTTATACTGCTTTTGATTTACATAAAAAACTTGTAGAGGAAGAAGGTATAGATCCAAAAAGTGATGAATATTATGAGGAAATTGATAAAAGAATAAGACTTGAATTTCCCCATAAATTTGCTACAAAGGAAACAACTACAACTACGGAAAGAGCAAAACCTGCTCAAACTGTAGCTTCGGCTAATCGTCCTAGCCAATCAGGACGCAAAAAAACTGTGAAGCTCACACCATCACAAGTAGCAATTGCTAAAAGATTAGGTGTGCCACTTGAAGAATATGCGAAACATTTAACCACGAAGGAGGTATAGGCATATGGAAAAAGACAAAAACATTAAGACTTCCCGTGCGAGCGAAACTAGGTCAAAACAGAAAGACCTAAAGTTTGGACTCCACCATCATCTCTGGATGCACCACCTGCGCCAGACGGATTTAGACATAGATGGATAAGAGCCGAAAGTGTTGGCTTCGATGATACGAAGAACATTTCAGGCAAATTGAGATCTGGTTGGGAATTTGTTAGAGCGGATGAATATCCTGATTCTAACTATCCAGCAGTCAAAGACGGAAAATACGCAGGAGTCATTGGAGTTGGCGGCCTATTGCTGGCTAGGATACCCGAAGAGATCGCAAAATCTCGCGAAGAGTACTTTGCAAAAAGAACTCAAGACCGAGAAGAAGCTATTGCAAACGATCCCTTTAAGGAACAGCACCCAAGTATGCCGATCAGCAAAGAGAGGCAAACTCGTGTAACTTTTGGTGGCTCAAAGAAAAACTAATCATTTAGTAATTCCTAACCACAAAGTTTAAAATAAACTTAAGGAGAAAATAAATATGGCAAACTCAACAGCTGCCTTCGGTTTTAGACCGTTAGGCAAACTTGGTGGGAACCCAGCTGCAGGCGGACAGGATCAATATGAGATCGTGGACAACTACAGCTCGTCTATTTTTCAAGGAGACCTTGTTAAGCTAAACGTTACTGGTGGAGTTATCGTAGTTGATACTTCAGCTCTAACTAGTATTTTTGGCGTATTCAATGGTTGCTTGGTAGAATCAGACCCATCAACTAAAAAACCAACTTGGAGAAATTTCTACAAACAAACAGATATTACACAAGGTAATATTTATGCGTATGTAGTCAACGATCCAAATCAATTGTACCTCGTTAAATCTACAGGAACTGCTCTAGGAAACACTGCAGTTGGAGTAACTTTTAAACAAGTGTATGCAGCAGGTAATACTAATAATGGTATTTCTGGTGCTTACCTTGATTTAGGAACTTCAGCCGCTGCAAGTGGTGGACAAGTGACAGTGGTGAACATATCACCGTTTGTAGGTAACGAAGAGGCCGTAACAAATGAAGATTATATTGTTAGGATCTCTAAAGGTACTCAATTACTATAACAGGAGAATAAACTATGGCTATCTCAAGATCACAACTAGTTAAAGAACTAGAACCAGGTTTAAACGCTCTGTTTGGACTTGAATATAAACGTTATGACAGCGAACATGAAGAAATCTTCAATAAAGAAACTTCTGACAGAGCTTTTGAAGAAGAAGTTATGTTATCAGGTTTCGGAAACGCTGCCATCAAAGCTGAAGGATCTGGTGTCAATTACGATCAGGCACAAGAAACTTTCACTGCTAGATATACGCACAATACTATAGCTCTTGCATTCGCGATCACTGAAGAAGCGATCGAGGATAACTTGTATGACAGACTAGCGTCTAGATATACAAAAGCATTAGCTAGATCTATGGCGAATACAAAGCAGGTAACTGCGGCTAACGTATTGAATAACGGATTCAGCACATCTTATTTAGGTG